CGGTGTTTGGCGCAGCGGCCGGAGGGAGCGGCGTGCTGGAAAGCCTGCTGGCGGCCACGGGGCTGGTCGGCCCGTCAGCCGATATGCTGATGCGGCGTGGATTCCTGCAAACACTTGAATCGCTCGTGGATGATCTGAACCTGTATAGTGTGGTCACACCGGAAGTCACCTATTCCAACGTGAACGTGCAGAGCTATAGCCTGCGGCGCGAGGCCCAGCATGGCGTGACGTTGCTCTGGGCCGGGATCACGTTGCAGGAAATCCGGCTCGACACCACAACAAGCCCCGGCACGGCCGCGCCCGCCGGGCAGGCCATGCAGTCCGGTGGGGCGGTGCAGGCGGCTGAATCCGCGCTGGATACGGCGGCGCTGTTCTGATGGCGGCTGTTTCCATTCCGCTCAACGCGGTGGCGTATCAGAGCCTGAGCGTACCGCTTTCGGGGCATGTCATTCGTGTGGTGTTGCAGCAGCGCGGCACCGGGTTGTTTGCCTCGCTGTGGTGCGATGGCGCGGCCTGCCTGGTGGGGGTGCTGTGTCAGGATCGGACCTGGCTTGTGCGCAAGGCCTGTTACGGCCTGCCGGGCGATTTTGCCTTTGTTGATACCGAGGGCACGGACGACCCGGATTACACCGGGCTGGCCGGGCGCTTCGTGCTTGTTTACGAGGAGGGGCGCAATGTCTGACAGCGCAGGGGCCGATACCGCGCTGGCGGCGCGGCGGATTGATGTGGCGTTCACCTTCGCGCCTGATCCCTCGCAGGGGGTGGGTGCCGGGGCCGGGGCGGAAACCGTAACGCTCAGCGATTACCGCGTGGCGTGTCAGGTGCTCAGCACCGGGCTCGAAACCGGCATGGTCTGCACCCTGCGGATAGAGGGGATGCCCCCGACACTGGTTAACCGGCTTTCCGCCGCACAGGTGGGCGTGGTGGCACAGGGCCGCAACAGCGTGACTGTCATGGCTGGAGGGGCCGAGGCCGCCCGGCCGGTGATTTTTTCAGGCGGCATTGTCGAGGCGTTCGTGGAATACGAAACCACGCCCGACGCGGTGTTTGTGGTGCAGGCGCATTCCATCGCCCTGCCTGCTGCCCTGCCAGTCAGCCCGACGTCCTTCGGGCGCGATGCGCCGGTGGCCACCATCATGGCGGCGATTGCGGCCAAGGCCGGGCTGGGTTTTGTCAATAACGGCGTGCAGACCGTGCTCAGGGGCGGGGTGTATTACAAGGGGGCTGCCACCGAGCAGATAGATGCCTGCGCCCGCGCTGGCGGGGTTAGCTACCATATCGGCATGGGGCGTTTGTGTATCTGGCCTTTTTCCATGGAAGCGGCACGGTCCGCTGCTGTGCCGGTTTCTGTCGCCACGGGGCTGATAGGCTACCCCGCCTACAGCCAGTATGGGGTGGGGCTGCGGATGCTGTTTAATCCGGGCATCGGTTTTCGTGATACCATCAGCTTGCAGAGTGCCGGCTCGTCCGCGCAGGGGGTCGCTCTCCCGGCAACCGGGCTGTGGGTGGTGCAGAGCGTGCAGCATAGGCTGCAAAGCGGGCGCACGCAGGGGCCGTGGTTTACTCTGATAGAGGCGGCAAGGCCAGACCTTGCCGGGCAGGGCTTTGCACAATAGGCTGATTGGCACGCAGCGGCCAGAGGACAGCGCGAGCGACTTCAACGCGATGAATGCCGTAATCAGGCGTCTCCTATCCATGATGGGCGCCAACCTGCCCGTTCGTGTGGTGGCGGTGCATGGCGAGGGCCTGAACCCGGTGGGGTTTGTGGATGTGCAGCCCATGGTGCACCAGCAGGATGGCGCGGGCCGCACCGTACCGCACGGTATTCTCTACAACGTGCCCTATATCCGCCTGCAGGGCGGCGCGCGGGCATTCCTGTGTGACCCGGCGGTGGGGGATATTGGGCTTATCATCATCTGCGGGCGCGATATTTCCACCGTCAAGACCACGCGCGATGCAGCCGCTCCCGGATCATTCCGCCAGCATGACATGGCCGATGCCCTCTACCTTGGCGGCCTGCTGAACGCCGCGCCAAAGGAGTATATCGGCTGGGTTGGGGGGGATGTGCATGTCAGCACTACGGGCCGGTTTGTTGTCGATGCCGCAGCCTGCGTTATTGACTGCGACGTAACGGTTCGCGGGGCGGTATCCGCCACGGGCGATATGCAGGCAGGCAGCATCAGCCTGGAGACGCACACCCATACCGGCGTCATGAGCGGAAGCGGAAAAACAGGCGATCCGGAATAGGCGCAAGACTCATTGCTTGAGGTGGAAAATGAAGCTTGCTGCGATGTGGATTGCGGACATGAGACTATGAGCGCGCCTGCCATAGCGCGTTGTTACTCTTCGTCGATCTTCAGGCGCTTAGAACGGCAAGCCCGCTCCGTCAGGGCGACGAAAATTCTGTCAAAAACACCCAGGCGGCTCCGCCGGATGATGCGGTTGTATAATGTCTTATACGGACCATGCGCTTTCGGGGTGCCTTTTGACTGAAGATCCCTTGATTCAATCCTGGTTGTCCTGCCTAATCTCAATGTCAGGTTTGGATTTGTAGATGCAAATCCGGCAGTAGATCACCCTACGCGGGGGTTGCGCTGGATGGCGATGCTGAGGCGGGCTACCTTAAGAAAGAATTTCTACCGTTCAAAGGGCCATTTCAAGCAGAAAATCAGCATTATGACTGACGGAATAGATTGATCCGTGAGAGATGCTTCAGGTTTTTGGAGCCGCTGGATGCTGTGGCTTATATTGGGTCACCTTAGGTTTGTCCTGTCCGGCCTTTGTTCCGAAAGCGCCTCAAAAGGGTGCATTATCGTGAAACTTGATTCGCGACAGCGGATCTGGAGCAGCAACGATCATCTTATAACGGTGTCACGATGAAATATTTATACTTGTTTCTTATTTCTTATTTTTTTGTATTCACAGATTTCTCTTATGCTCAATCTCCACCGGCTTGTGAGCATTGGCCAAAAACTATGGCTCTTATGAGCCTGAAGAACGCAGGAATTACTGATCCAAATCATGTAAATGAAGCGGCAACAAAGGTTGCCCTTTTGGCTTACCAAGCTCTACCAAACGGTATTTTTAAAGAAATATACGACATTACTTATTTTTCCAATGATGGGAAGCATGTGTTTGAAGTTATAACGTCAAGTGAATCTTCTTATGAAGAATGTTCTATGTCTGATGTTACAACATTTCTTATTTCTAAACGCCTGGAGTGATTCCAGGGCCTGTCCGGGAGCCAGGGTAAAACCAGGGGCCTGAGCCTGGATAAAACACAACGCCTTGGGCGTTTGGGAGACAATCCATACCATGTCAACGCTGCTTCTGGACAGGTCCACCTGGGACCTGGCGCTGGATTCAGGCGGCAATCTTGCTCTTGCCACGGCACCTTATGCTGTCGTGCAGGATGTGTCCTGTGCTGTCCGGGTCTTTGCGGGTGAGTGCTGGTACAATACCAGTACAGGTTTGCCGTACAGGCAGAATATTCTGGGTATTTCACAATCCGCATCGGTTTTCCGCGCGCAGGCGGAGGCGGTTGCGCAGGCCGTGCCCGGCGTTGCCTCGGCCCGGTGTATCATTACCGCCCTTGGGGTGGATCGCAGGCTTTCAGGAGCCATTCTCGTCACCACAACCGATGGAATAACGCAGAGTGCCGGATTCTAGCAGTACGGGAACCACCTCGGTTCCATCGCCTTCTTTTACGGATGCGGGGTTTGTGGCTCCGGCGGAGAGCGACATTCTCACCGGCGCGCTGGCTGACCTTAACGCGGCCATGGGGGGCAACCTCAACACCGACCTGTCTACCCCGCAGGGTCAGTTGGCCATGTCCTTCACGGCGGCGCTGGGCGATGCGTATGACCAGTTCCTTGCCATTCTCAACGGGGTTGACCCGGAGCGCGCCTTCGGGCGGTTGCAGGATGCCATTGGCAATATCTATTTCATGAGCCGCAAGGGGGCCACGGCCACCGTCGTTACGGGGGTCTGCACGGGGGCAGTGGGCGTTGTGGTGCCTGCTGGCACACTGGTGCAGGATGCGGGGGGATACACCTACGCGGCGGACGGGGCCATAACGCTCGACGCCACGGGCACCGGAACCGGCACGTTCTCCTGCACCACGCTCGGGGCCATCGACTGCGCGGCCAATAGCATCAGTCTGTACCAGTCTGTAACCGGGCTTACATCCATCACCAATCCGGCAGCGGGCGTGACAGGCTCGGATGAGGAGGGCCGGGCCGCGTTTGAGACGCGCCGGGCGGCATCTGTCGCGGGCAACAGTGTGGGCTCTCTCAACGCCATTGCCGGGGCTGTCAGCGCGGTGGAGGGGGTCGTGGCTGTTTACGTGGCCGATAATAGCACCGCCGCTGCCGTCACCACGGGCGGCGTCGGTCTTGCGGCCCATAGCCTGTACGTCTGCGTGAGCGGTGGCACGGACGAAGCCGTGGCGCTGGCTATCCTGTCCAAAAAACCACCAGGCTCCGCTTATACAGGCACCACGACGGTCACGGTCACAGACCCCAACAGCGCCTATCAGACCGCACCGTCCTACGCGGTGTCATTCACGCGCGCGACGGCCACGCCCTTGTATTTCGGGGTGACAATCAAGGGCGTGGCCGTC